TTTTTCTTGCTTTTAGTTGGTCCTTGATAAATGTGTTCGTTTCAATCTTATGCTTATTTGCATCGTACACCGCCTTGAGTTCTACAATGTTACTTGCCTTCTTAATTGCAATTGCAAGTCTGCCAATGCTCAACTGAGGGTCTTCTTCAATTACCTCAACCGCTTCCACCTCCATCTGAGGTAATGCTTCAACCATTGTTTGAAGTGAGACTGTGGTTGCATTAGGGATGGTTTCTGCCTCTGATTCATCCAAGACACCTAATCCCAAGAGGTCTAAAGTTGCCCTCCGTTTTGCCTTGGTTTCTGCCTTCATTATCGCATTTGCGTAAGCCTCACCTTTGAGACCTGCAATGTTTACTGCTCCGATTGATTCAGTACATCTACCATCAGGAAGAGATGCTTTAGAAGTTACAATGTAAACACCTGCTTCTGCATTTGTGTCCCTTGAGGTAATCAAGTGAGATACCTTGTGCAACTTGTTCAATTGCTGAGTACCCGACCTTGTGCAGTAGAGAACCTCTCTTCCATTTAAGCGGAGGATGTCAAAAGGTTTGGTAAATGGGTCAAGTCCCATGCGTTCACAATAACCATTATAATACCTGACTTTGTCTCCTGCCGACAACTTGGATAAGTCCCCCTGTAAGATCAACTGGTTCGCAATAGAGACTGACTGGTCCTGATTCTTGTTCTGTTGTGCCATTTTGTTGTGATTTTAATAAATATGGAAAAGGTGAAACGATTTTGAAGGGTGTGGTATTCTCCATAAAAGACTTGTGGGTAATATATATCTCCCAATCCTTAATGCTCTTTAGTCCGTAAAAGTAGTACCACTGTCTTCTTTGCCTCTCTACTGATTCGTGATTCCGCAAAGGAAATGCAGTTGCACGGACTTCGCCTCGGACCTCAAGGGTCATCTCTATTCGGTCATAGTACATAGTCGGAATAGTATTCGTGGTCATACTCTGAATCCATCTTGAACGTAAAAGCATCCATGCACCTCTGTTCAACTAATTCATAAAAAGCAGAATGGTACTGAGGTAAGATGTTTAAGCAGTGGTAACCTGGTATAAGCATTTCCCGAATTTGGACATCAACATAATCCTCCGCATCGTTAATGGTAGCGGTGACCATAATCATAATGTCTGCAAGAGAAATCTTTAACCATTCCGCAGGTATGCGGACATTTGTTGTAACTTGTTTTTTCATTTTTGTGATTTGATTTGATTTAAAATTAAGAAATATTTTCTAATACTTCAAACAATTTTTGCATTGTACAAAGTCTTACCTTACCGCTCTTTTCTGCCCTGTTGATTGTTGCCAGTGAGATGCCTGAAAGTTGTGCTAACTTTTCCTGTGTTATGTCTTTTGCCCTTCTTAACTTTCTAAGTTCTTGCTTTGTCATTTTACTGTATTTGATTATTAAAAAATTCTATATAAATCCGCATAAGGATCATTCTTCTTCTTACTCTTGACTATCTTCTCACAGACCTTGCAACGATTACTCAACTTGTCTACCCTTGTATTGCTTTTGTGAAACTCTGTTTTAGGTTTCTCCTTTTTGCACCTACCACATACTTTTATCTCTGTCATAGTTCTTCAGGTTTTAAAAATATACAATCTTTGCAACCTCTTCCATCGCATTCAGGACAGGTTTCTTCTTCAGTTTCGGGAAGGATAACTGATTTAATGTAACCTTTCAGCCTCCATGTTTCAATTAATTCTTGAGCATTAATTACTGCTTCTCCGCTATAAATCATAGCGTCAATAAGTTCGCCAAGTAACTTGTGGCGTTCAACCGTGTTTAGGTCCATCCATTTAGGCAGTGACATCTTGGACATTTGCTTTGTGATTTTAAAGTGATTGTATATAGCAATTTGCATAATCTGCATTTTACCCATATTGGTTGCAGTATTTTCTTGATATTCATTACCTACAAAATTGGTCTTGCAGTTGCCCTACTACCCAAAGCATTGCAATAATTGTTGCCCAAGTGATGATTCTTTTTGCTTTCATTGTTTTTGGTTTTGTGTGATTATTATATTCTTATTTTTATAAAATCATATTTTACCTCTTCTAATTGTTCATGTGTAAAGTCAAACAGTTCAAAAATATATGGGTAAAAATCTTCAAAGTATTCTGATTCTATATATTTAATCCTTAAATCTTCTATACTTTTTATAGATTTAAGAAGCATTTTTCTTGATGCTTTTGTGATGTTAACTTTCATTGTTTTTGGTTTTGTGATTTAATGAGGTGTAGGATGCCTCGCCCCGTGATTGATTTAGAATAAAGAACAGATTTCATTTGATGTTGGAAGGTTCTGCCTTAAGCATTCCAACTGCAAGTCTCCGCTTAACAGTTCAAATTGCCTATTAGTTATTTCTCCATTTTTCAATGCCTTCATCATATTGTAGGCAATAGCAAAAACATTGGTGTTTTCATTGATTTCTGAAATTTCTAACATGAAGTTTCTTTTTGCAGTCTGTGTCATAACTGTGTTTTTAAATGTGATTGATAAAGTGAAGATAATACTTTATTTAATATAAACTACACTTTTTTAATCTTTTTTAAAATATTTTTTAGCAATTAACCATAAAAAGAACCCCCGATATAAAAATATCAGGGGAGAATCACATTAAAATAAACACAATGCACAGTCAAATGTCAGTAGTAAATAGCATTCCGTGCATCGTTTTTACGGAATATTCAAGCATTTCTAAACATAGTTGTTTAATTTCTTGCACCTTTTCTACCTCTTCACGGGTCATAGGGTTAGCGGTTTCAAGCATTGTCAGGACCTCAACTGAGCAAGTTATGTACTCAGGATGGGTATAACCTACCTCTTCAATGATTTCCTCAACCTCTTCTCCTTCGCCTAAAATGAGGTCCTCTTCCATAGTTATAGGACTTTGCCGTTATGGATTCTTTTATTCCTTACCTCAAAGTTTTGCCCATCAATGTCAATTAATGCCATACCCCAATTCCATTTGTTGATAGGTAGGTAAGCAGGATGCAACTCACATAGGCAACCAAGTGACCAGGTAGTAGTTATTTCTCCGTTCATGTTACTTTCCGTATGTTCACTGGTTTGATGGTTGTGTCCTTGCATAGCACTTACCTTACCCTTCAAAAACAATCCTCTTGCAATGTTTACGGGACTGAATACTGAACCTCCAAACTCGTGACCATGTATAATATTCAAGTCACCTGCTTTCATTATCCTCTTGTCCTTGATTATCTCAATTCCTTCTGCCCTTGACTTGATAATATTCTCAAGTTCAAACTCCTCTACCCCAACAATCTCGTGTGCCTTCATCCATAGGAAGTGGAAGTAACGCTCTTCATGATTTCCGACCTTGAAATAAATCTTTGCATTAAATGTCTTTTTAAGGACATCCACGAACTCCTTAAAGGTCTTTAGTTCATGTGCAAATGACCTTGCTTTAGGGTCTTTGGCAAATCGTGACAATCCAAAGAAATCAAGTGTATCACCATTCAAAAGGATAGCATCAGGTTTCTCACATTTAGCATAATCAAATGCACAGGTTAAAGCATCTATGGAATGATAAGGTATGTGTATGTCGGAAAGAACCAACAACCGCTTCGCTTTTAGGTCATAAGGTTGGTAAATTGCCTCATCTGATTGAGGAAGATTGTAGGGATTCCTTGGTCTTTCCTCAACCTCTTTTCTTATTGCGGTCCTTGCACCACTTTTCCCTTCAATGCTTCTGAGTGCAGTCCTTGCAGTATCAAGTGAATTAAACAACAAAGGATTATCTTGGTAAATAATCCTTGCAAGTTTTAAGGTCGGCATATCCCATCCGAATTTCTCACGATACTGAACGCAGGTTTGTACTTTTGTCATTTGAAATATAGATTAGATTCTGCTTCCCTTCTTCTTGTTAGACCTGCAAGAACCTTGCCACCTGCCTTGTTCCACTTTAGAAATTCATCCTTTATTGTAGCATCATTGTGGTTAGCAATAACCTTCTTTAGCAATGTTGACTTCTGAAGATTGGCAATTCCACAATTATATGCAAACGAAACTAATGCACCGAATTGGTTAGAAGTTGTATGCGATGGCACTAATTTTGCAACCTTACTTGCGAAGTCACTTGCAATAAGTTCAAAGAGTTGCTCTGCTTTCTCTTGTGTAATAACATGACCTTGCATTACTGGTTTACCATCTTCATAGAATGTATTGCCGTAACCAATAGTCCACTTCATTGCAGAGCATTGGTATGCTTTAAGTTTGCACCCCTCAAATGATTTAATCAGGTCTGCACCTTCCTTGTTTAGTTTCATATTTTAGATTTAATATACAATGCACCTGCTATGATTGCAAGTATAAAAAACATCCATAATTGCCTTTTCTTTGCCTTTGACTTCCATTCTATCACCTCTCCTGTTAAACGTGCTGAATCGGTCTGTAATAACCTCACACGAGCATTATCTACGATGTATGACTTCAAGGTATCGCGAATGGTTAAAGTCTTGGTGATTGTCTTTGTTTTCCACTTAATAAAGTATGTAGTATCGTTTAACGTAACTACCTCCAAGTCTTTTTGTATCTCAATCAAGGTATCAACCTCAACAATTGTATCTGTTTTGGTTATGTAGGTAGTATCATTTGCACACCATCCTCCCTTGACCACAACCTTTGCGACTTGTTCAAGTTTCTCTTGGTCACTCAAGACTTGCTTAACTGGATTGCACGAAACAAACAATAGTATCAGAAGTATATATCTCATTTTCTAAATATTTTCTCAGCAGATGAGAACCCAAGTGCTGATGATACAAGGAATGTAACTGCGTAGATAGTCGCCTCAGTAGGTTTTGCAATCATAGTAGCACACAAGGAAAGTGTACCAACGAACGCACAAAGTCGCTTCATTGATAGTCTATTGCTTTCCTCGGTGAAGAATTGCCTCATCCTTTTATTTCTTTATATAATCTTACCACGTTGTAGACTATCGTTGTAAGTCCTGCTATAATGGCAACGACTACACCAATCTCGCTAAGAGCAATATCCGCCCATAGTTTAATCAGTATAGTCGCTATGCACATTTTAATGCTTTTGCTATCCATTTTCGTTTTTCTCTTTTTGGAGTTCTTCTGCAATCTTTTGGTTGATTTCTTGCAATTGCTTTTGCAAGTACTCAATCTGTGCTAAACAATCATAAGCGGATGCCTTAAGTTCTACAAGTGTCATAGTTTAAAATTTATGGTAAAATTACTAAATTAAGTTGTTCAGCAGACCAATTATAAATCCAAGCATTTATACTCATTGCGGGGACATCTCCCCACTCAACATATTCCTCGCCAGAAATCGTGAGATTGCCTTGAGCAACTTGTTCGCCTTGAGATTCAACACCTTCAGCATCTACGTTCATAGTAAACAACTGCCAATAATTGGTAGCACTTGATTCATAGTTGTCATTGATGCAAGTAACTTGAAAATACTCTGCCGATTTGCTTTCGCCATTTACCCATACATTGATAGGTGAGATTTGTTTTGCCATTTTTATATATTTAAAATTTTATACAATTTTAAGTGTTCCGCCATCGTTCCACAAATCACCGCTACTTAATCCTACTGATGATGTTGGCAATGATGACATATTTATATTACCTGTTGTTTTTATTGCATAATTTTTTACTCCAGTAAATGCCCCATTGGTATATGTTGCATTTATTTCTAACCCGACAAGTGTATTGCCATTTGCAACTGCAACTAATGTGGTATTAATAAAAATTCCTCTTGCGTTATTATTAAAAGAATCTTTTGTTCCGCTTATCAAAAGCATATTACCATCTGCACCAACACCTCCGCTTCCATTTGCAATTCTTACACCTGGAAGACTATCTTGAAAAGATATTGCAGTATTGCTATTAGTAATATTGTGAATGTTGTCATTGGTTTGTAAACTAAAACTTGATTCACTATTTTTTATTTGTAACCTCGCACTATCTCCGTTTGTTGTTTCAACTAATAAAACAGGATTATTACCTGAATTACTTGTAATAGCAAACCTTCCAGCAAGAAGTCCACTTACTACATCTAAAGAATAAAATCCCTCCGTAGTTGTTCCCAAAAGCAATCTCCCTGCATTAGTCAACTTCATTGCAGTTGTCATTGTTGCAGAACTTCCTATTGCACCGCTTCCTGTTACTTCAAAAACGTGTTCACCTGTAATTTGCAAATATCTTGTTCCTACCGCTGCCGTTATTCTTCGCAATGCAGAACCATCATGGTATAGATTAGAAAGCAGTTGAATACTTGGGTCTGTTGTAAATGATGAAACAGTACCACCGCCTTGCATTTCAATAACTCTAAAGTTACTACCCCAAGCGGATGCAGTTGCATTCATATTCATATTGCCCGTAATCCTTGCACTACCAACTGCATCAAAAATAAACGCACCCTCTGATGTAGTCCCCAACAACAACCTTCCTGCGTTTGTTAAACGCATCTTTGATGCCAAGTTTATTGTTGTGCTGAAATCTAAATAATTACCATTCAATCTAAATGGCAATGTTGAATTTTCAGTGTTGATTGTAAAAAATGAACTATCGTTATATATCAATGCCGCCCTTGTACCTCCTAACGAAAAATTTAAAGAACCACCATTTGAACCATTTAAATTTATAATACCATATCCCGTTACGGGTGTTACACTACCACCGATTCCAAGATTTCCATTTAACAAATTCGGTGCAGTCCCTGCCCCATACAATCCCCAACCGCTATTGTTAGACCATTCAATTGAACGCCAATCAGCAGCAGCGGTTAAGGTGGGATTGACATATAATCCCCTCGTGATGCCGTTAGCACCGCCTGTTTGGTTAACAGTAGTACCCAATCTTAAATTTGTATAAGTTCCCGTTCCGC